AGTGGCTCGCGCAGATGGAGCAGGACGCGCGCTTGCGACCCAAGAACATGCCGCGCCAGTTCGTGGAGATGTTCAAGCAGGGATACCGCGACTTCAAGGCCGGGAATGCCATGCAGATCAACGGTACCAGCGTGCGTCACGTCAGCATCTACACCCCGGCGGAGGTAGCGAACCTCATCCGCATCAACGTGCAGGCCGTGGAGGACGCGGCTGCGATGAACGATGAATGCGGGCGGCGGTACGGCTTGGGTTGGGTTCAGGTGAAGCAAAAGTCTCAGGACTGGCTGAAGTCCAAGGACGCGAGCCAAACCGCGCTCGAGATGACAGGCCTGCGCGAACAGAACGACACGCTGAAAGGTCAACTCGAAGCGCAGCAGGAGGCGCTGAACGAGATGCGCGCGCAACTGGCCGTGCTCAATGCCGCCACCAAGGGCCAAGGCCAGCAGAAGCGGGCGTAATCGATGCGCACGTGCCTGCAGATCGTGCGTGAGTTCTGTGGCAACCGCGGCTTGCTCAAGCCGAACACCGCGGTTTCTGCCACTGACATTCAGGTGATTCAGGTGCTGTCGTTGCTCAATGAGGAGGGCAGCAAGCTGGCGCGCCGACACCCGTGGCAGTTGCTCACCGATGAGGCGACGTTCACCACGGTGGCGACTGCCTCGCAAGGTACGATCACGGCCATCATAGGCGCCAACAAGAACTTCCGGAAGATCATAGACGAGACGATCTGGAACCGCACCACGCGGGCGATCGTGCTCGGGCCGTTGCCTCCGGCAGAGCGTCAGGGCCGACTCGCGATTACCACGGCGGGCCCGTACAGCGAGTACTACATCAGGGCCAACACCCTCTACTTCGACCCAGTGCCGGCGGCCGGGGATAGCTGCTACTTCGAGTACCTGTCGCACAACTGGGCCATCAGCTCTGACGGGCTGACCCGCAAGTCATCATTCACAGCAGACGAAGATCTGCCGCTATTCGATGACGAGCTCCTGGGCGCTGGCCTGAAGTGGCGCTGGGCCAAGGCCAAGGGCCTCGACTACAACGAGGATTTTGTCGAGTACGAACGCATGGTGGCGGATGCCATCACCGGCGATGCCACGGCGCGCCGCATCAAGCTCGACAACATGGTCCGAGGCCTGCGCACCGGTGTCTTCGTGCCCTCGGGCAGTTGGAACGTCTCCTGATGCTACGTACGCCAGCAACGCGTACGAATCCGGGCCGGCAAAGGACATCTGTCACCCGCAGCCAGCCCGCCCCGGTGCGAGGCTGGAACACTCGCGACGGCATCGCGGACATGGAGCCGGGATTCGCGGTTGTGCTCGACAACTGGTTTCCGATGACGGCCGAGATCAAGATGCGCAAGGGCAGCGCAGAGCACGTGACCGACATCGTTGACGGCTCTCTGGCCGCTGCCGAGGTCGAGACGCTCGCGACGTACAAGCCGCAGTCAGGCGACCAGGAGCTATTCGCCTGGGCTGATGATTCGCTGTACGACGTGACCACTGCAGGCGCTGTCGGTGCCGCGGTGGTCTCATCGCTCACCAACGCGCGCTGGCAATACACGAATTTCAGCACCAGCGGCGGGCAGTTCCTGCTCGCGGTCAACGGTGCCGACGAACTCCTGCTCTACGATGGTTCCACGTGGAGCAGTATCGATGCGCTCAGCACTCCGGCAATCACCAACGTGGCCACGACGGCGCTGGTGCACGTGTTCGTTTTCAAGGAACGCCCCTGGTACGTGCAACTCGATACGCTGACGCTCTGGTACCCGGCAGTTGGCGCGTTCGCTGGTGCGCTCACAGCCTTTTCGATTCGCAGCGTGGCGAAGGATGGCGGCTACCTGGTGGCAGGCGGCAGTTGGACGCGCGACACGGGCACTGGGCCAGACGATTTCCTGGTGCTGGTGACTTCCCAGGGTGAGGTTGTCGTCTACTCCGGCATCAATCCGGCGAGTGATTTCGCCCTGGTCGGGGTCTACAAGACCGGCAAGCCCATTGGCCGCCGCTGCCTGCTCAAGTACGCAGGCGACCTGCTGATCATCACCACCGATGGCGTAATACCGATGTCTCGGCTCGTGGCACGCGAGCGCAAGGAGCAGGGCGTAGCGATCACCGAGATTATTCAGGGTTCCATGGCCGACTCGGTAGCGCTCTACAGCGCCAACTTCGGCTGGGAGCTGTTCCTGTACTCCGAGGCAAGTATGCTGTTGCTGAACGTGCCGGTGGACGCCGAGCAGCAGCAATACGTGATGAACTCGTACACCAAGGCTTGGTGCCGGTTCCTCGAGTGGCCGGCGAACTGCTTCGCCGAATGCGAAGGCCGGCTCTACTTCGGCATGCTCGGCGAGGTGCGCCAGGCATGGACTGGCACTACCGATGTCAGCGCCGCAATCAGCGCCGAGACGCTGTTCAACTTCACCTACTTCGGGGACCGCAGCAACATCAAGGAAACCACGTTGCTACGCGCCGTGATGAAGTTCGACATCTCGCCGGGCTCCATCCTGGTGGGCATCGATGCGGACTTCGAGCAGCGCACGCCCGGGAGCGACATCGTTGCGGTATCGGATTCGGGGAGCCTCTGGGACATCGCCGAATGGGATGAGGGGTTCTGGGGCGGCGAGCCGACCGTGCGCAGCTTCTGGCAGTCGTACACCGCGATCGGCTACGCGCTCGCGTTTCACACGGTCATCACTTCGACCAACAGCACTTGGGTGTCGATCTCTAGCGTGGATATTGCGTATCAGCGCGGGAGTACGCTGTGACCAAACGGCGCTCAGTTGGGCTTGATACCAACAGGCAGCAGTTACCTGTAACTCGTCTATTGCGCCGCTCTATCGCCAGTCTGAGCTTTGCAGCTCCTGCACGATTCTGGCTGGGCAGCGCCGTGGCTACTGCTTGGCTTGGAGTATAGCGCATGAGCCCGCACTCAGCCCGCTGGGGAATCATCCTTCGGCCAGACCTTCACGAAAGAAGAGCCGCATCTGGCATATATGGCAATCACGCGCCGGCTTTCCAAATCGGTCGACAGGCGCCAGTCACGCCAAAGAGATATGCCGAACACGCAGAGCATTACCGTAAAAAGCACAAGCATGGAAATTGTCATAGCTCCTCCAGTGCAGTAGCGCGCGGGAGCACGCTGTGAAACGGGGCGGTCCTTTGCTCGTCATTAAAGGAATGACTTCCAGGTCAGAGCTCTGGTGCCGCCCACTGGGGCAAGATTGTAGCCGATGGCGCGGGAGCGCGCTGTGAGGAAGGCGCGCGCTGCGGTGAGCCTGAAGTACTTCAAGCCGCTTGCCGTGGCTGGCCGTGACACAGCCCTTTGGGCTCGACAAGACAACAGCGCGACGCCATTGGAGCCTATGAGAAAGCCCACTCGGCAGTCCAGGCCGAGCAGCGGGATTGTGCCATGAGTGGCCCGCGCTGGGGAATCATCCAAGACCAGATCGACGAGGTTGGCACCTGGGTGTGCGATCGAACTGGCACGCTCTGGTACGACGGCCGCGGTACCGCTGTGGGATTTACCTTCGATGGCCGGCTCGTCGGTGGCTGTACGTATGAGCAGTTCAACGGCGCCAACGTCTATCTCAGATTTGCGCTCACTGACGCGCGTTTCATCAATCGCGCCACCGCATGGGCGACATTCTCTTATCCGTTCGATCAACTTGGGTGTAAGCGCGTGACGGCGCTGGTTGACTCTGATAATCTGCGGTCGCTTGCATTTGTCAAGCGACTTGGCTTTGCGTACGAGGCGACCCTCCAAGACGCAGCGCCGAACGGCGATCAGATCGTCTTTCGTATGCTGAAGTCGGAGTGTCGATGGATTCGCAATCAAAGATTCCAGCCCCGCAGGCTTGCCGCATGAGCGCTACCTGATGGGCGGCTCAGGAAAGGCGCCAAAAGCGCCTGACTATGTCGGCGCAGCCAGGGCCCAGGGAGACGCCAATATCGAGGCCGCCCGCGTCACTGCGGCGCTAAACCGAGTCAACCAGCAGGGCCCGCAGGGCTCGGTCTCGTACTCCAGAGACCCGAACAATCCCGACTCGTTCACCCAGACCACCACGCTTTCACCCGAGCAGCAGCGTCTGTACGACGCGAGCACGCAGGGCCAGCAGCAGCGCACGGACCTGGGCAACCAGAACCTGGATATGTACGGCCGGCGCATCGGTACCGGCATCGACACCGGTGGACTGCCGGCGCTGCAGTCATCGGCTCAGCCCACCGACCAGGCCAGTCAGATCAGAGCTCGCAGCGTAGCGCAGGGCCGGATCAACACCGGGGGCCTGCCAGGCTTGCCAGGGCAGGAGAACTTCGGCGCCGAGCGCCAGCGCGTCGAGGATGCGCTGTATGGTCGCGCCGCAACGCGGCTGGATGATCAGTTCGCGCGCCGCGAGGAAGACCAGAGAGCACAGCTGCTCAATCGAGGCCTGCGCGAAGGCACCGAGGCCTACGCCAACGCCGAGCGTGACCTGACGCAATCGCGTACGGACGCCTACGGTGACCTACGGGACCGTGCGGTGCTGGCC